ACTACGTTAGTTTTAAGTAGTATTAATGCATTCGTATTAATATGTCTGAATTATCTTATTATACTTGGCTGAAGATCTGGAAAGTTCTCGACGACAAAAGTCTCGACGACAAAACACTAACAACAATAGATGCGCCATTCTGTCGACGACAAACAAACTACATAAATTCATCCACATTCCACAAACACTTAAGAATACTAGAAAAACTAAACTTAATAATAATTTCTCGACGAGGCAGACATAACGAAATAACACTAACAGAACGTTTTTTCTCGACGAGAAACACATACAAAAACTTACATGACGTGCTATCGAAAACGTGAAAAGAAAAGGTTCTCTCGCAACTCTTTCCTTTCTCTTTCACGTCGATAAAAAAAACATGAGGCTATAAAAAAAAATGTATAAAAATAAAGATAATAATTACTTAAATTTATTAGTGGTGTGTAAAAAATGTCATGCAATAATACATAATAAAAATAAAATTATGCCTGTTAGAAGTAAGGAGCATTGTAAAAAAATAAGTGAGGCTTTGAAAGGCAAATCTCCTTGGAATAAAGGTTTGAAGAGGTGTTTATCATGATTGTTATCGTGAGTGGAGGTGTCGGATCAGGAATTCAATTAACGAACCTGAGAATCCCTCACCGCAGTTCGTCATGCCGTCGAGGAAAGTAAAAAGAATAAAGTACTAACCAACTTTAAAGTTAAACACATAAAAAATTATTACAGGCTGTATCGTAATGATGTAATACTTGAAGTTGAGAACGGAAAAAAGCTCGACGTGAAAATTAATTGGGAGTTTTGGGAAAAAAATCGTAACTGTGATGTTTTCCTCGACGAGTTACACAACCTGATAAGTAGTAGACGTGCCATGAGTAAAATAAACCAAGCATTTTCAGAATGGATTTCACAAATAAGAAAGATATGGGGGAGTACAGGAGACCAAAACCAAATTGATTTACTGAAAAGAATGAACAACAAAACTTTCGGTAAGTACGTGGATCGTATCATGGCTAAAAGTAATAACATTTATTTGATAACGCAACGAGTTAGAAAGATAGATATTAATTTCAGGGAACTTTGTCATGTTTACGTTCAATGCCAAAAAATAAAAATAAAAAACCATATTTACATTATTAATAATTATTGGTTTGGTGATGATAACATGAGTGCTATTGAAGCTTTTGAGATGGGTATTAAACCTAAAAAAACTTATTTTTATGGTAATGATTATTTTAAGTATTATGATAGTTATGAATTAATCAGTACAGGAGGAGAGTACTTATGAAAAAACAAAAAGAAAAAGCGATTAGAAGAACGATCATGCACGTTGTAGGAATGATGATTAGTGCTACTTTTTTTATTTGGGTTTTATTAGCTTCATTGTTTTTAATAGCTCAATCGGTAGAAACAGATTTTTTTGGTTTCGTGATTTTAGGGGGTATACTAGCCATTTTTATTTCCGCTGTATCATATCATATGTGTTGTGAAGGTGAGGTTCACGAAGACTTCATTAAACACAACAAAATGATGGATCGTTACGAAACTTACAAAAAGAATTATTGGCGTGGTACGGAATGATCAGCAATCCTTTTGATAAAATAGGAGATTTTTTCTTCGGTTTACAAGACTATGCGGAGCAGTACTGGCAACAAGCAATAATAGTAGTCGTTGCTTTAGCAGGATTAGTAATATACTTGGTGTTTTTCAGATGACGAACAAATCCTTAGACGAAGAAATTGAAGGTTTAGACCTGACAGAAAAAACAGAGATGGAAGGCTTGGCAGAACAAGTTTTCCGTACTGGTGATGAGAGAACTAATATTCACCCTGCGGAGTTAGGACTTATTATGGCATGTGACGTTCACTTTAATAGTTTAGGAATTCCTGAAAGCAACCCCACAAATAATTTTAAGAAATTAGCTAAGAGTAGAATGGGGTGGAGCACTAATAAACTTATTGAGGGTTTGGGTGGAGTTAACAATATGAGGAGTGGTGGGCAGTTTGGACAATTCATGAAAGAAAGATTGTTCACACCGAAACAATAAAAAATGGGAAAAAGAAAAGAAACTAATAAATTGTTAAAAAAAGAATATATTGAGAGAATTCTTAAGGAGTACTCAAAACCTGTTAAGGTCGGTACTAAAAACAAAAAGGATCTTTTATACCAACCAACAGAAGAAGATATTAAACAATATCAGAAAGAACTGGAAAAACTCAGTATAAAACAATTAAGGAATACTAATCTTAACAAGGAAGCTAAGACTAAAACTCCTATTTCTTTTATGTTAGGAAAGCTTAGAAGGAAAACAGCGACGATGATTACTATTCACGGTGCTAATAATACAAGACATCATTATATTATTAGTAAGTGGTCGAGGTTTGCTAAAATTAAGAATAGAGCGTATGTTATGATTCCTAATTTTGCGCGGTTAGATTCTCTTTATAAAATTCCTGTATTAGAATACTTCGAGAACAATCCGTTACCTATTGAGTTTATTGACGACAGACCAGCAAGTACTCCCGATACTTCTTACTTGAAAGAAGCGTTGCATTTTCAGTACGCCACTGCTTTGGCTAAGATAACGGAGATGATGAGTAAGGCTAACCTAGCAGTGATATTTTCGTTGTTAGCTTTTGTTTGTGCTTTGGGAAGTGCTGTGTTAAGTGGATTGATAGCTCATCACTTAAACATATTTTAGGAAAATGATGTGGAAGAAAATATTGTTCAGGATTATTGCTATAGCCACTACGTTAGGTATTATTAGGTTTTTGTGGTGGGTTGGTTGGAAAAGCATAATCTGTTTTTTGTTAGGGATGTTCGCTATGGTCATGATAGTTTTTTATTGGAGTTGGAATAAAAAGAATCGTGTGGGTAATTTCTTGCACGTGCTGATGGAGATGATGAGTGATGATAGTCAAAAGAAACGGTAAGGAAGTTATTATTGAGTGTGATAGTGAGGACTTGGCTAAACAAGTCGAGGTAGGTGTCAGTCAGGCTTTTGGCAATATGGGTCCTAAGCGTATGGCGATGGCTGGTAAGTTGTTCAGCAAGAGGTTTAAATGAGATCAGGTATTCGTAGTGCTAACAGAAAGAATCGTTGTAGTAGAGACTTGGAAGTGATTAAGAAACATTGTAAGTTTTGTGATCATCATAAAATGTTTAAGAATTTGGTTGGTGGCTTGAAGTGTACGAGGTGTAAGAGATGGAATTGAATTACTCATTGTTAAACACAACCACTATTCTTAATCCTTTTGTGGCTAGTGAGTACGTTACTATTGAGAGTTGTAAGACTTACGTTGCACAAACTAATTTTTGGATGTTTTTTTACGGAATAGCTTTCGTACTAACTATTATAATACTGGGTGGGGTGATTGTTCATTACAGAAAAAAACTCGGTAAGTTGTAAGTTTTGTGGTTATGAGTGGACTCCCAGAGTGAAAGAACCTAAACAGTGTCCTATGTGTCATAGGTATTTAAAGACTGCTAGGGAACTTAGAAAACTAATATTCGACTACTAATATTATTAATATTAAAGTAATATTATTAAACAACAACCTCCTAATTCTTACTTAAACAAGGTGATTCAACATGGATCTAATAAAAAACAAAAAAGGAATGCAGATGGGAAGCATCGGCAAATGGATCGGAGTATTCATCGGAATAACCGTACTATTCCTAGTCGTAGCAGAACTCTACCCAGAAGCAAGTGACGCAGGAGACGACCTCAACGAATCAGGACTACCACTCGGAAGCTTATTCGTAGGTGGCGGAGTCGTATTCGTGATTTTAGCAGCAGGTATATTATTTGTTGTTATAAAGAGGGGAGGCTTCTGAAATTAGGGAATTAATTTCCCTTTTTTCTTTCTTCTACAATGGCAGGAGAAAACATAAAAAAATGGGGTGCTATATTCATAGGAATAATAGTTCTCTTCACAGCAACAGCTAGTATTTACGACGATGCAAGTGACGCAGGAGACCAACTAAACGCTTCAAATCTTTGTGCAGAAGCAAGTTGTTTCTATAACGGATCAAGAACAGTAGCGTGTACTCAAACAAACACAACACCAGCAGACACTACAGTTTGCGCAAGTAGTTACAGTGAAGGATTCCCACTAGCAGGGTTGTTTGGCGCTGGAGGAGTAGTGTTCTTGCTATTAGCTGTCGGTATTCTTTTCTACGTCATAAAAAGAAAAGGTTACTAAAAAAATATTTTTTTAATTTTTATTAAAAAAATCATAAGAGGTTTACAATGAAAAAACTATTCATAATCCCACTACTAATAATACTAATTCTACCGTTTGTTACAGCAGATCTTGAACTATACTTAACAACAGGTGTTACAAGAGATTCATCATACCAACAAGACGGGTCAGGTGTGTGGGCTGGAAGAACAGCAGTCGAGTACACAAGAGCAGGAGATTACAGAGCAGGAGGAGTAGTTTATGATGTTGATAATGATGGTGATAATGAAATAATAGTTTACGATCATACTTCCAACGCTTTACAAATACTCACACAAAACAGCTCAGGGTTAATACTAGAACACTCAGAAGATATCGGAGTTTGCACTTACGAAACAAACGGAGGAGATCCGTTTTATCAGACTGTTGGATTATTAGATTATGATAATGATAATTTAACAGAAATAATAGCGACAAATAGAACACACGGATTGATTTATGAGTGGAACACAACTCATTTAACATTAGAAAATTCACAAGTTAATGATATTTCTTTTCCTGCTGATAGTTTATATTTTGATAGTTTATATCCAGTAATAAAGTGTAGCCCTGCAAATTCTAACACGAATAATCGTGATACTTGTTTTTTTCCATTTTCAGGAACAGGCGCGATAACTATTGCTGTTTCTTATGATTTAGATAATAATTATATCGAGACATCAACATTAAGTTCATTATCAAATTCAGATAGTTCAAGGAGAAACACTCACGTTGTAGACTATGATGGTGATGGTTATAATGAATTTTTATTCAGTATGTTCGATCCTGCAAATGGAGACACTTATATTTATGCTACTGAATTGGATGGTACGAGTAATATATCCAATTCTTTAATATATACTTTGGCAATAGGTAATAACCTGCCAGTTACTGACATAATAGTTAATAATATGGATGCTGTTGTGTCTAATGGTCTTGAAATAACTCTTATGTATAGTGACGGTACTAACTGGTACGGAAGAACCGTTGATAAAACAGGAACGGTTTTGGAAAATGATTACTGTAACGTGTTGACTTGCCCCGAAGGAGAAAATAGTGCCGATAACCTTTTCGTTTGTGGTGACTCAACATACTGTGATTTTCCTGACCACGACGTTTGTGGTTACGTGAGTAACGATAACAATAACGACCCTGGTGTTAATACTGATACTATTATTTGTTTTAGTCTTTATGCTGGTGCTGGTTTTGAAGAAACGGAAGTGACACAACCTATTAATTTCACCTCTTCTGACCCTCAAGTGTTTTATGCTGAAATGACTGGTGTTGCAGGAGTGTTAACAAGTAATTGGTTAATACAAGGTAGCACGGTTGAAAGTGTTGATTTGAGTGGTGAAGATATTGTTATTCCTGTTGATTACCAACAATCAGGAGGTCTTGACATTATTGGGTTTAGTGATACTTTGTTAACTTATTATGATGATGCTTACACTAACGCACAAGTAGAAATTACTGGTTATGAAGTTAACCCTGCTAATCCTGTTTGTCAAGGAACTAGTTTGACGTACACCGTTACGTTAAGTGATACTGAAAGTGATGTGGGTTATTGTGAGTTTAAAGAATATTATGCTAACAATACTTTAGTAGAGGTTTTTGATAACAAAACATTCACGGAGAGTGGTTGGGTTAGTGGTGAACAAACAGTTCAGGGAGTTTATAATCCTGACGAGATAGCTAGTAGGAAGTTGGTTGTGAGTTGCACGGATCAGTACAACACGGACAGTGCTAGGGAAGAGTATTCTTATGTGGTTAACGTGGTTAATTCTTCTAGTACTTGTAATAATTATGGTGATGCTGTTGCTGAGGAAAGTTTTGAAAGCACGGTTGTTGATGAGCAGAATGACGACTTTGATGATAAAATCGACGATGCTTTTGCTGATATTGGTTTGGAAGGAAGTAAGGCTAAGGCTTTCTTCTGGGTTTTTTTAATGTTAGGTCTTGCTGTTCTTTTAGGTTTTAAGTTGGCACAAACTGGGATGGGTAGTGCTACTCCGATGGTTATTGCTTTTGCTGAGATAATAATGTTAGTTATCGGGTGGGTTCTTGGAATGATAGGAACTGCTATTATTGTCACGTTGGCGATATTCTGTAGTATTTTTTTAGTCATACTATTTTTGAGAAGTGCGAGTAGTGGAGGCATGTAACAATGCCTAAAAAAAGCCCTAAACGTAAATATTCTGCTTTATCTAAAAGTTTTGTTAAGTGGAAGAAGAAACGTAATGGTGATGAGCATAAGCGTAGGCTTAAGAAGTGGGGTAAGAAGGGCGCTTATGCTTTGCCTATGGCTATGATGTTCATTCTTATTAACGTGATGTTCAGTATTATTATTGTTGCTTTCGGTAATGACCCGATGGTGAGTGATAGTGTTGGTACTGCGGGTGTTAGCACGACTGATGTTGATGCTAGTACTGATGAGGATATATCAATTACTAAGGCTAGTGGTTGGCTTACTGGTTTTAAGGCGACGTTTGGTAGTTTACCATGGTGGGTTAACTCGTTAATCGTGATGTTTGAAGTGGGATGGTTCGCACTAATAGTTTATGCTTTAATAAGAGGTATTTAGATGACTAGAATTTTATGTTGTTCGTGTAACAAAACAATTAAGACTACTGGTAAGCAGTTGAAGGTTTGTAAGGAGTGTGGTCGTCCTGTTTGTTGGGCTTGTCAACTAGAAGGTATTTGTAAAGACTGCGGGTTAATACTACACCAAAACACGATACTAAAAGAGTATTACGATGATAAAAACAATAATATTGCTTTGAGTTGTCGAGGGGTTATAAGAAATGAGTTATAAAATAGTTATGATAGTACTTATGCTTTTGGTGTTAGCACCAACCGTTTTAGGTTTGGAAAATGAAGTTATTAAAGAAGATTTAACATCTTTTGAGTGGAGTTTTGACAATCCTTTCGGAGAGGATAAGGAAAGTTATAAGGAGTTCTGGAGTTCTTACATTGATAATTTTGGGTGTGATGGTGTTACTATAGACTTGTATTTTGAGATGCCTGTTACTTATTCTGAAAATGTTTGCGTTAGTTCACCCCCAACGTGCGTTAACGAAGAGGTATCTTCAAAGAATGGAACGACGACAGAGACGACTTGCACACCTAATCCTGATAAATGCTCCATCGAATCTCGTGTGGTTAATGAACGGTACGACTTAGAACTCGGGGATTATTTGATCCCTGAGACTAGTCGTATCGTAATAGTGGGTAGTAGAAAAGCAAAAACTGGTTTTCAATCATGTGACATGAATTTCGTGTATGACAACCCTTTAGACGATAAGCCTTTGTACGACGCTAAAAAAGGTGGTGATTTAGGGTTGTTCACGGTTGAGCCTAGAGCGTGGTGGAATAATACATGGAGTAAAAAGAAAAATATTGACTTGACTGTGCCTTCAGGAGTTGATAGTACTAAAGGGGATTATCCTGTTTTTGTTTATGTAGGTAACGATACTAATATTAATGAAAGCACTCTTGAATCTATTCGTTTGGTTTACGATGACGGTACTTCTTCTTCATTAGTCCCTTTTGAGATTTGGGAAGGTGAAGCGGATTATTCTAATATTGATACTTTAGTGTTTTTAGCTAATCAGTCTAACTCAAGCAACGATTATTATTATATTTATTATAATGCATCAGGAGTTTCATATTATAACACTTCAATATTTAACAGTACAGATTTATTCACTAGGAGTAATAGTGTTTCTGTTGGAACAGATAATCAAGGAAATTCTTTTACTGAGGATGATAGTTGTGGTGGTGCTGACGCTGTTAATATTAATAGTGGTGAGTTAAGAATAGATGATGTTGACAGTGATCAATGTTCGGTTAAGGTTGATATTGGTGGTAATGAGGATTATGTTAGTTGGGGTTTTGATTATTATAGTACTGGTACTAATGGAGGTATGATGGTTTGTGAGAATCAAGGCGGTGATATTATAGGTGGTGCTGATGAGCATATATTATCTCAGTTTGATGGCGCTAATTTTGAGTATTATGATGGTAGTTCTTGGAATGATATGGCTGTTCATTCTGCTAATACGTGGTACAGGATGAATTTTAAGCATTATGCTAGTAATGATACTTTTGATTTGTGGCGTAATGATACTCAGATTTGTGCAGGGTGTGATTTTAGGAATACTGATGTGGGTAGTGGTGCTTTTGGTAGTGTTACGGGTGGGGGTGCTACTGCTGATGTTAGGCTTGATAATTGGCGTATAGCCTCCACTGATTTTTTTGTTTATGCTGGTGATCCTGTTGTTGTTTTGGGTGCTGAGGAGGAAAGTGTTATTTCAACAGTTCTTTCTGTTGGTGTGATTAATTCTTCGGGTGGTAATACTTCTTCTGTTTTAGAGGATGAGGAGTTTGTTATTTTTGCTAATTATAGTTACACCGATAATTCTTCTGGTGTTTATCCTAGTGGTTATTGTCAGTTTAATGCTACGAATATTTTGAAGATTTTGGTTAATGAGAGTGTGGGTGTTAATACTTCTGTTTGTGGTGTTGGTTGTGACTCTACTAATCTTACTAGGCGTTTGACTTGTCCTAGTACTCCGTCTGGAATAAATGAGGATGAGTATGTTCTTAGGTTGTGCAGGGATACAACTGCTATCAATGAGGATTTTACTGTTGCGACTAGTTGTGGTTACTCGGAGACTTTTAGTTATAATTTAATTCCTAATTGTGGTGTAGGTTTTGAGACTTTTGTTGTTAATGATCAGAATTGCACTTCTGATCTTTCTTTTGATTTGAGTGTGTGGAGTAGTGCAGGTAGTAATAAAGATTTGGTTGTTGTTGACACTTATTTTTCGGTTAGGCGGGACCATAATCATTCATCGCAGAACATGACTTGGAACGGTACTTATTTTGTTGCTGGTGAACACGCGTTTGAGGGTGCTGGTGTTAAGAGTATTGGTGTTGATTGTTTCAGTAATTTATCATCTGTTGAAAATAAAAGTTTGAGTTACCTATTAACTGTTGGTAATGTTGCTCCTGAAATTTTTATTGATGGTATTTGGTGGTGGTTGTTAAGTGAGCCTATGATGTTTAGTGATGGAATTAATGCTAAGTATCCTTTACAATCAACTCTTAACGTGACGGGTGGTTGTAGTGACTTAAACTTGTATAACGCTGGGGTTAATTTATCGTATGGTAATGGTACTCTTATTTATGAACAGAGTTTTTTAGCTTCGGACAATCAAGTTCCTGCTAGTGTTAATTTCACTCAAAGTAATTTTAGTGTGTTAGCGGATTACTTGAATGGTGTTGAGGATTACGAGTTTTGTGGTTATTGTAATGATACTAATTCTTCTTTGACTTCATCATGTAAAAGTTTTTCAGCTGAAAACGATCCGCCAACTGGTGTTTGGTCTGATGGTGCTTCTGCCAGTATAGGTTCTGTACCTTATGATTTTAATTTTACTTGTTCTGATGTTGAAGGTGAGACAACAACTAAATATTTATTTGTTAATGGTACTATTAATAATTCTGTAGATTCTTCTGGTTTCACTTTTAATTATTCAGAGGGTGATTATAATTTATCTTTATTGTGTGAAGACTCATTTTTTAATTCTTCGCAGAGTGATATTGTAGTGGCTTATACTCCGATGTGTGATGTTGTCGTTATTGGTGTTAGTGATGGTGATAGGTTAAGAACTTTGGATGCTGAAATTAGTTTAAGTTGTGCTAATGGTGTGACTCCTGATAATTGTACGTATGCTATTAATAGGTATAGTGCTGAGAGTGTTGGTAATTGTAGTGGCTCGTTTAATGTTACTTTGGAGCAGGGTTGGAATGATATTGAGTTTGTGACGTGGGCTGGTGGTTTGAGTTCTGCTGTTGAGGTTGACGTGTGGGCTAAGGATCCTGATAAGAATATTTTTGGTTATGTTTTGTTATGGGTTTTGGTTTGTTTGTGGGCTGTTCTTGTTGGTTTGGGTACTAAGACTGGTTTGGGTGTGTTTTATGCTATTAGTGGTTTGGTTAGTTTGGGTATTGGTTTTGAGTTGGTGGCTTTGAGTTGGTGGGTTGGTTTGTTGGTTGGTGCTGTTGGTGGTTTGTTAAGTATGGTTTTGATTGTTATGTCAAGAGAGTAG